CTGCGCAACTGCATGAGACTAGTCTCTTCAGTGTTGCCGCCTGTGCGCATATATTTCCATCGCATCGATCCTCTCACACATGTAAATGCAGGAATGACATAGTTCAACAGTGTCATCTTGCAATAGTTATATGGAGTCGGATCTGCGGGGACGATAGTTTCATGGATAGCTCCAGGAGCATACCCACGATAGTACGGTAAATCATTATTCCGCACCGTCATGAAACTTGTCGTCGTAAAAGTTGGTGTGATAGCCGAATGCCAATTATACCTTTTCAGGCATTGGCGCATCGATGTTATTGGGTCACCATAATACACACACGCAGTGTGATCTTGGTCACTCAATGTGGGTGCCATTGTATCTGACGCCTCCATTTTCATCGGCTCATCTTCATTCTTCGTCAAATCAGCATCGGGATGTGACATTTCACCGGTTGCTTCCGCCATTTGGGGAGTGAAAACTTCACCCATTTGCGGAGCAAACCATACCAAGTCTTGAATCGTGGACGAATCCGGATCAAAGACTTCAAAGTCATCTCCCGCTGAAACAAAAACATTGACTTCAATGTCGTTATTGGCTGTAGAATTAGGAACTGTCAATTCATTCACTACATAAACCGAAATGATACCATTTCCAAACGTCGCTGGATCTGCTCCAAGAGCAGATGTCGACCATGGAATGGAACTCACTCCCGGTGTTCTGTGGTTTATCATAGACTTTTCCTGACCCCAACCAATATCAATTGTGAAATCACGTTCTTTTGCAAGGTCAATGATGTGAGTGTAATTTGTATTGTACTCATTCGTCAACGGATATGATGGATCGTAGGTAATTTTCAACCTACCTTTGTGAAACGCAGAAGCAACGATTTGAAATCGAAACTTCATTGTTCCTCTCCATCTCCGAAACGGAAGAGTTGCAAAACAACATGCTGGGAAATGAAGCTCAGAATTAAGCTCATTCCACAGCACAGGACTCACTTCAGAATTCCAAAGCAAGGTTTCAGTGCTGTCAGCAACAGCCCATCCGAACTGCGTAAGAAAGGATTCTCGTTGTGCAATAGATTTGATTGTCATCTCATCTGTTGTACCGAGACCCATAACTCGCGGATCGATGGTAAGTTCTTGTTTACAGTCCAAAGTCAATTTCTGACTATT